GGCAAACAAAAAGCCAAATCATTTATAGTAAGACAACCATTAACATTAGAATTAGTACAAGGGCATCTTGACGGCAAAAAAGGTGTCGGAGCGATACCAATTAACGAAAACAACAAGTGCAAATTTGGTGCTCTTGACATTGATCAGTATCCATTAGACCATATTAGTCTAGCCACAAAACTGAAGGAACTCAAAGTTCCATGTATCGTGTGCCGTAGTAAAAGTGGCGGAGCACACATATTTTTCTTTTTTAAGGAGTGGATGGATGCTAGTGATTTTCGTGATAAAGCTGCGGAGATTGCTGCTGGATTGGGTCATGGTCGTTGCGAGATTTTCCCAAAACAGGAGCAAGTTCTGGTCGAAAGGGGGGATGTTGGTAATTTTATCAATCTTCCTTATTTTGATCATGCTAAAACCCTCAGATACGCGGTCATTCAAAAGAAAGATGGCTATATTGAGGCTACGCTTGAGGAGTTTATTGAAGAAATAAAAGAGCAAACATGTCTACCAAAACAATTTATGAATATAAATATTGGTGGGCCAGCTAATTTATTTCCAGGATTCGTGCCGTGTCTTCGTGCTTTATTAAGTATCGGAGTGCATGAAGGTGGTAGAAATAAAGCTGCTTTTCAGTTAGGTGTTTTTTTACAAAAGTCTCGACCTAATGACTGGAAGTCGCAGATGGAGGAGTTGAATGTAAAACATTTTACTCCAGCTTTACCTGCTTCTGAAATAGTTACAATTCAAAACACACTGGAGAAAAAAGAGTATCAATATACATGTAAAGAAGAACCTATGGCTTCTCATTGTAATCAAGGAGTTTGTCGTGGATTGAAGCATGGTATTGGTATGACCTCTATGCCATCAATTAGTGGATTGTCCGTCATTTTATCAGAGCCTCGTCTTTGGTTCTTGGATATAGATGGCAGAAGATTAGAACTCACAACAGAAGAACTACAGACTCCAAGATTATTTCAAAGAGCATGTATGGAGCAGTTAAATTTTATGCCACCAAAAATGAAGGACGGAGATTGGGAAGTACAAGTCAATGGTCTTCTTGAAAATTGTAATGAAATATCTGTTCCAGAGGAATTGACTTACAAAGGGCAGTTTATGTCTTTGTTAGAGTTGTATTGTACTGGAAGAGTTCAAGCACAAAGCTTTGAAGAAGTGGTGTTAGGTAAACCTTTTACAGAGGCAGAAGAATCTAAAACATACTTTAGACTAGAATCTTTGATGGATTTTTTAAGAAGTCGTAAGTTTGATAATTATACAAGAGCACAAGTTCAAGAAAGAATAAAAGAGATTAATAGTGGAGACAGTTCTGTTGTTAAAAGATTTCAAACATCACAAGGTAAAACAAAAACAATAAGAGTATGGTGGATACCTGAGTTTGGAGCAGAAATACAGATGAAACCAATAGAGATAAAGCAAGAGGAGTCACCATTCTAATGAATGAAACAACGATATTTGGGCCTCCTGGAACGGGGAAAACAACAACATTAATTAATATAGTCAAAGATAGAATGTCTACTGGAATGGCTCCAGATAAGATAGGGTTCTTTTCTTTTAGTAGAAAAGCAGCCACAGAAGCTAGAGATCGTGCTTGGCTTGACTTACAATTAGATAATAAAAGTTTACAGTATTTTAGAACTTTACACAGTTTAGCCTTTCAATGGCTTGGTTTAAACACAAGAGATGTGTTCAGAGGCTCTGATTACAATGAGCTAGGTAAGATCGTAGGTATAGATTTTAGATCATCACAAACATTAAATATAGAAGACGGTCCTTTGTTTTCTATCGGTGCAGGTGGAGATAAATACATGTCTATCATTCAAATGGCAAGAGTTAAACAAGTGCCAGTCATGGATGAGTTTAAACAAAACTGGGACACACCAGAAGAGTGGAGTTCAAAACTACAAGTGCAGCAACTAGAACTATTGAACGATGCTTATGTGAAATATAAAAGAGCAAAAGGTAAATTAGATTTTATAGACATGATAGAAAAATTTATCAGTCAAGGGACAAGTCCAAAGTTTGATTTGCTAATTATAGATGAAGCACAAGATCTTGTGCCTCTGCAATGGAGAATGGTTAAGGAAGTGTTGGTTCCTAATTCAAAAGAAGTTTTCTATGCAGGTGATGATGATCAAGCGATCTATGGTTGGATGGGTGTGGATGTAAAAAGATTTTTAGGAGCTAGTCCAAATAAAAGAGTTCTTAAAAAATCTTTTCGTGTACCAATTGAAATACATAAAATGGCAGACTTACTTATAAGAAAAGTTAAAATCAGAGAAGATAAAAAATGGCAACCCCAAAACCAAAATGGATTTGTTTCTTGGTATCGTGATATACTTGATGTAGACTTAACAAGTGGCGAATGGTTAATACTTGCAAGAACAAACTATTTAGTAAACAAAGTATGTTTACGTTTGAAAGAAGATGGACATCTTTTCTGGAGAGAAGGCACTGGTTGGTCTAT